ACTTTTGGCAGTGCTGATTGGTTCCATTCATCACTCCACATCTTTCGACGTTCCTGTGAGCTTACGAACTTTGTTTCTGGAGCGGCGCGACTTGCGTCCTCGCTTGCGCGATCATTGCGTCCACCTGCATTCAGAGATTTTTTCAAACGTGATTCGGTCATACTTGTTTCCTTAGTAAGAGTTGTTTCGAGCTTCTTGCGCATATCGCTTAATCATCTTGGCGCGCTTGTTGGGATCATCCCAAAAGCCTGCATCTTTCATGGCACGCACTTGTTCTGGTTTCAAAACAAATGTATTCCTGTTGGTGCTTCCATTGACGCTTTCGCGACCAGAACTTGTAACAACACTCCTTGGTCTCTTAGTAGACGAACGTACGTCCGTGCTGTCATTGTACTTGTGAGGCAAGTACTTATGCAAGCGATTGTCAAGTTCATCCCAATAATCGGGTTCGGTTGGGTTCCAACCTTCCGCCACTAGGCCCTCGTCAATCTGCTTTGCAATCTTAGAATCGGTGTCCCGACCGTTCGGGTCATACCAATTATTTCGTTCCATCCAGTTCGACGCTAGGCGTTGCAGGCGTGGATCTGGGACGTTTCCTTGGGTCTGGCGAGGCTCAATAGCCGCCTTTTTGAAGTTAGTCAGAGCTTCCATTTGACGACGTGCGTCATACATAATCTCTTGCGCTTCCGTCATGGCGTGGCCGTCAGCCGCGCTTGCCGCCTCTGAAATCTTCATTTTGGCGTACTGAAGGCGCAACTCTTGGTCTTCAATGGCCTTATCAATGCGAGCTAGGTCGGCAGAGTGGGTTTTGCGCTCCACCACGGACAAACGCTCCATCAGTTCTTGGTTCTTGCGTTCCAAATGCTGGAGTTTCATGTCCTTCTCGACGCCTGTCTTTTTGGCCAGATCCCGCTTAGCGCGGCGTTTCTCACGACGGGCACGTTGGTACTCCGTCTCGTCTTCAGGGGCTACATCGTCGTCTGTAGAGCCACCAGACGCCATTTCACGCTCGTCTTCCTGCTCGTCTGGGGATTCAATGCTGTCAGGTAGGTCAATAACGGCTGAACCGTCCGCCTCTTCCGTCACATTGATCTTGTCAAGTTCGTTTTCTGTGGTCATAAGAATGCTTTCATAGCTAGGGGATCACCAATGACTTTGGCAATGATTTCGTGGTCGTTCAGGATCATGAACAGGGCTGGATCTTCACGATCATCCTCGCCATCTACCTTAACTTCCCACCTATCTCCGCCCCATTTAGGGACTCGGATGTAATCGCCGACTTCGCACCATGACCCCTCGGGCCAACCTTGCATCGTGTCGCGGTTTTTGAATGCGAGAGGGCCAACGTCGATGACTTTTGCCACCATGTTTTGCCACTTCTCGGTCTCTTTGGTCTCTTCCACCAAAATAATCCCTGCGCCTGTCGTTTTCTGTCGTGTGCGACGTAGTTGCACCAAAATTCGACCACCTAATGGCTTAGCACCCGGATTCACAGCGGGGAATGCCCACTTAACTTCAGCGTTTTCCAACACTTCGGGGTTATCGCTCATCTTCTTCATCTTCCTTTAACATTTTGTTAATTAAGTCTAGGGTTTCTTGTAACCCTAGGTTTGTGCCGACCGTGCGTTGGTACGTCTCCCATGACGCGACGTTTCCAGCCGCTAAGGAAGAAGCTATTTCAGCTTGACGCGCCTTGATTGCGCCGATCAGATCACCCAAATTGAATAACATTATTTTTTCTTAGCTTGCGATAAGGCGCCTCCTTGTTTTTTGGCTGGCTGGGAGTTGCCAGAGGACTTCAAAGAAGAGCCATCGAGCTTCTCGCCGGCGGCGATACGCTTGTGCATGGGCACTGCTTCGTTGTGATAAGGGTTAGATGTAGCCATTTCAGCCTCCTAAGTAGGTTTGTGCTTCGTTTTGAAGCTGGGTTGCAGTTTTTACCTGCTCTTGTTGCAGTTTTGCCGCGTCTCGCGTCAATCTTGCAGACTCTATGCGCTCTTGGGTGAGGTTTTTCTCTGTTTGCATCGCCACTTCGAGCTGTTGTTCGGCGCTGAACTGCTCTTTGCTCTGCGTGAGCTTGGCAACGTCCAGTTGTTGTTGGTTTTGAAGCTTTTGGACGTTCAGTTGATTGTCCGCTTGGTCTTTTGCTGTCAGGCGTTGGGTCTCGGCCATGCTTGTTTGGAGCAAAACTTGAGCCTCTGGGGTCATTGGAGGGGTCTGAGTCTGCTTGAACTGTTGCATCATCTGCATCATCTTCTGCAACTCTGGCACAACCTGCGCAAAAACCTTCTGAGTGTCCAAGGTGACGTTCTGTGAGGCCAATGCCATAAGCTTGTCGGCCTGTGCAGTAACCTGTGGGTTGTCGTAGTCGTCCGTGGCACGTCCCAAAGCTTTGGTTGCATAGCCGTTCATGCGTATCAGGTACCACATGGACAGGTGTTGCTTGATATGCTCCATCATGCGAGGCAAGATAATTGGCGTGACCATAGGGTTTGAGCCAAAAATTGGGTCTTTGAAAAACTCCAAGTGCGTTTGGATGTGGGCCAAATGATCTTGTTCCATGTAGGAAAAGGCGGCTTGGCCCAGCATCATGGCCACATTCTCGTTCGGCGCGTCGCGCTTCTCTGGGGCTGGCACGTCAATCATGATCTCGTTAATGCCGGGAACCTTGATCTGCTTCAGGAACCGCTCAACCACCACCTTGCGATTGAACAGATCAGGGTTTTCCTTCATGATCTGCATCACAGCCTGACTCTGAGCCATACGTTGGGTCTCAGAGAAGATGTGTGGGTCAGAGACAGGGATCACATCGGTGTTGGATGCAAAGTCTTCCTTGCGAATATCCAGATCTGCGACCACTTCACCCTTGCGTTGCTCTTCCAAGTACCAACGATTCAGGCGTCCAAGGATCTTCAGAACGCGGCCTTGGCTGTCATGCAGGCGTGAGTGAATGGCAGAGAACACCGCGGCGCCCTGCTCGATCAAAGCTTGGGTGGTTCCAACTGGGGTGTTGGAGTTAACGTCAGCGATCTTTTCCTCTGCGGTGGTCACTACCCCCTTGGCCGCACCGTCTAGCCAGCCCAGAAGCTGAAATAAGACCGCGGAAGGTGGGTTGAAAGGCATGGGCATGGCGATCTTGCGGATGTCATCGACGCCGGGAGCCCCTTCGATCTCACACACCTGAGTCACATCGACCTGTTGGGACTGGCCCGAGATCTTTGCTCCCTTGAGCTTGAGCATGGTTGCGGCGTTGTTGATATGGGCAGAGTCCAGCAAAGCGCGTAGCGACCCTGTAAGGGCCGCGGAGAGGCCTCCTATGAGCTGTGGCAGACCAATAGCGTACGCACCACGCCATGGGATGAACTTGAACTCGACTAACCAATCAAGCTTAGTCTGTGTCTCGTCGCCCTCTTCCCAGTTACGATACAAGCCAACGCACTCGTTCTCGTGCTCGTCAACCATCAGGATGTAGGGGGCGGACTCACCGTTGGTCAGTGGGTCGTCCTCCAGCTCCAGCCATGTGTAGATGTGATAGACCTTGCGCAGGCCATCCTCGTTGTCGTCCCACTTGCGGCCTTCAATCTTATTGTTGGCCTTCTCGGAGTGGGTTTCCTCTGGCTCAGCGCTTACGCGAACCAAGTCGATGTCACGGTACAGACCTGAGCGAATGCGGTTCTTGAACTCCCACTCGGTGATGGTCTGCATCTCAGTAACACGCTGGGCTGTATAAAAGTTGGCCGCGGCAAAGGGCAGTAGGATGTTGTCGATTGGCATGAACTCAGCGCAGGGACGCTTCTTCTTCTCGTCGTACCACAGCTTCATGTACTGTGAGCCGCCCAAAGGGAGCTGAGTCAGCATCTGTTCCTGCTCGTCGCGGAACTCTTCGATCTGCTCGGTCAACTGCCAATTCATGTAGTCGCGCTTGCGCTCAGCCTTTTGAATCTTCTGCTCGTCCACGTCGCCTAAGATCTTGGTGCGGGTGGGGCCGTCAGGTGGGAACATCTCCTTGATGGCACGGGAGGCAAAGTCCACGCAGGCTTCGGCCATGACAGGGTGAACGACCTTGCTGGCGCCCATGAAGGTGGCACCGCCCGGCGCATCATTCCCCATACCCGTACGTTTAAGTCCCTCTTCGTACTTTTTGTCGCGCTCCTCACGAGACTTCTTGTCGTTCTCGACCAAGTCCATGTACCGCAAAGCGATCTTGTTCAGGTCAAAGGGTGAAATTTCCTCAGCCAAGTTGGCGTAGAAGTCTTCGTCCTCCATGGGGCCCTTGCTCTCCATGTGCACAATGGCCGATCCATCAGGGAGCTCTTCAATCTCTGCGTCCTCTGGTGGCATCTCATATTCAACGCCCTCGTCAGCTTCAACCTGACTGTTGTTCAAGCCGTCTATAAAACGACCTGCATTGGGATCTTGGGGGAACTGTGTTGCCATAGCTTTAACCTTGTGTTAAAATACCCGAACGCAAACATTGCGTTTTAATAAAGGGGAAAAGAGTGGAAGACCGAACATACGAAGCAATCCAATTCCTGAGATCACAGGATGGTAACTCAAACTCGATGTTTGAGGAATGCGCGCACGTAATTGAGTGCCTTCTCGGAAAGCAGAAAGAGCTGGAAGAGCGTATCGAAGACCTCGAGGCGCCAAAGCAATCGGCGTATCGTAGAGGTATGTCGTTTGGCGCTGAGACATGGTACAAGCGCAATCGTTATCGATCAGCTTCGCCAGCCATCGACGACGCTGAGTAACCCAACGCGGCCAGTGCGGCTGTGGGGCTCATGCCCTTGCGAATCAGCTCCACCGCTTTAGCCCAATCAGCCTCAGCAAAGAACTTGCGTGTGTTCTGGATGTCCTCACGAGCATTTGGCAGGGCGGCATCACGGCGCATCTTCTCTTTGATGGCTTGACGCACGAACTCTGACTCGCTCAGGTTCTGCACAGCAGACTGAGGTAGGTACGAGGCTTCCTTGAGCAAGCCTTTGGTTGCTTGGCCACTGAACGGCTCGGAGGCGGTGAAGCCTTCGGGGGTGTACTTACCAACGCCGGGGCCGTAGCCCGAGCTGTTAAGCGAAGCTTCCATCTCAGATGGGTAGATGCTCTGTAGCTCTTCGCGCTTGCTCTTCAACAACTTAGCCATATCCTTGGGGCTGGCGCTTGGATCAAACGGGAAGATGGTTGCACCGCGGCTTGTTGGGGCCACGCCATAACCACTGTCACCCAGAGCGGCTGTCAATGCGCCCATCTGGTCGGCTGAAGGCGGGACGCCAGTAGCAGGATCAAGGTTCCTGTCAGGGTTGATCCTACGGGTGTCGAGCACCGCGGAAGTCTTACCGCCAACGTCGCCCATGGTGTTTGGCAGGTTATAGCCGAATGCCTCTTGTGCGTCGTTCAAGGCACGAAAGCGCTCAGAGAAGTCCATCAGTTGCTTGGTCTCTGGGGCAATCAAGCCCTCACCACCAGTGGGGAAGTCGAGCAAAGGACGTGCAATCTTGACAGGTTGCATCTCGTAAGCTGACGCACCTTCTGGCAGATAGGCGCCTGACGCCTCAATCGTTGGCAGTTGGCGGTAGCCCAAAGCGGAATAGATTGCGTCTCGGTTGCCGGCGCCCACCTTTGGGAACTCGCTCAATGCGGCTTCAGGGGATGGACGATCCCAACGACCTTCGTTGCCGTATGCAATGCGCTCGCTTAAGGGGGCGTCGATCATGCCGGGTACGTGGCCAGTAGAAGCCCCGGGGATCGCCTCATGAGTCGCAGAACCAGCATGCTTGTAGGCATAGTCGATGGCGGTCTTGTTCGCGTCCTGTAGGGCCATCTTGATGCCTTCTAGGGGATCTCCACCGTAGCGGCCAGTCTTGCTGGCGCCGCGGGAGTACAGATCCTGCGCTTTACCGTACACCCAAGGCAGTTCTTGAATGTGTGGGCCGTACCAATCTGAGCGGCCACCTGTTACACCTTTGTTGGCCCGATCCACCTGCAAGGCGGTTTCCAGATCCATGAAGGGGTGCATTGTGTCGGACACGCCAGCTTTCCACGGGTTACCTTGTGGATCTGTGTAACCCATACCTTGAGCGCGGCGGAAGTCGTTCACACCGAACAATCCAGTGTTTGGCAGGCGTGGATCGTTCTTATCGGCGTACTCACCAATTTTAAAACCCATCTCTGCTGGCTCGTCAGCGGCCACGGATCTGTCAAGGGTTCGCATACCAGCACCACGGTAGGCCATCTTAGGCTCACCGTAGTTGCGGCTGTTTAAGTGCTTGAGGGCAAAGGTCAGCTCGGACTCAGGCGCTACGCCAGCGCTATAGACGCCGTGTTGCTCTAGGGTTCTGGGCAGTTGGTAAGGCTCGGTCATCTGGGCCATGCCTGATTTGGCGCGGTCGTACCACGTACCTAAACGAACAGGATCGGCCAGCCTTACAGCATCAACCGAGTCGATGAAGTCTTGGTCAAGGTCGCGGCGCATCTTGCCCAAAGCTTGGGGGCTGTCCACCGTACGGGGAGCGCCAATGTAGCCACCAGAGGTATCTGGCTTTAAATGCTTACCAGCCCGAGCGGCTCTCAGAACTGCCTCGTCGCCTTGTGTCTCAGCCATCTTGCGGTAGAAGTCTGGGGGCGTTGCTGTACGCTTGCCTGTGCTGGCCTTGGCTGGCTTGACGGAATCTTCAGGGGACTTGTTGGCGCTGTCCTTGGCCATCTTCTCAACCTTCTTAGCGCGCTCGGCTTCCTGAGCTTGCTTTTGGCCCCACTTCTCAAGCACGGCCTTCTCTTCAGCGGATAGCTGTTTGACGCCTTCCATGCCTTTCTTGGTGATGCCAAGCGCCTCCAAGCCTTCTGTGATTACCTTGGTGACGCCACCCTTGGAAAACTTCTGATCTTGAGTGGCCAGCCACATGGTATCTCTGCTTGCGTTCTTTGGCATATGTATAGCTCCGCCTTTAGCTTTTGGTTCTTCAAATTCAAATTCTGGTAGCTGTGAAGCCGCGCCAGCGGTTGGGATAGCAACCTGTTGGTATAGCGGCAAACCCTTTTGCTGGATCTGCTGGCGCATCTCTGGCGTGATGGGGAAATTGTGAACCGAATGCGTTGTCGTCATTTTTGTTCTTGGATCAATAGATGGTACAGGCACGTCAAATGTTAACGGCTGAACCTGAGCGCCGTACTGTTTGCCAAAGGTGTTCAGGTAGTCGGGAAGCATCTTGTCGTAGAAGCCCTTCATGCCTTCGCCGCCGACCTCAAGGTCAAGTCCTGTTAGGACACGGTTACCGTCGTCTGGCGCCTGCGCCAATAGCCTATCTGTCGTTTCTTTGCCAATAACATTAGGAAGTTCGGTCTCGGGCGTCAGCTTGCTGTAGATGACTTCATTGTTTTTGCCAAACACGTTCAGAAACATGCCACGGCCTTTGTCGTCGGGGTGATATGAAATTTGATTGGCGACGTTGCTTAACTTGTACCTGTTTGCTTGCTCTGCACCGGGAGTAATAGCAATGCTGTCATACCCGTTATCAGCGGCGTAGTTCAGCAGGCGCTTCATGGCCAGCTCGTGCCAGTTCTTTTTGAACGGGGCGTCAGGTACTGAATTGACTGAGCTGAACTTGGAGGCCTCGTCAAGCATATCGCTGGCTTCTTTTGCGCTTTGCATACCGTGACCCTTCCAACCTTCAGCGGCATGGAAAGCATCGTTATAGCCTGCGGCCCTTGCTACCTCGTCAGCCTTTTTGCGAGCTTCTTGATACGCGGGTTCATTGGCATAGCCGCCTTTACGGCCCTTCTGATGCCAGTCGGATTGGATCTCTTCGACATGCAGGATCTTCTCACCATTGGGGCCAGCACGGTCTTGAACGCGCATATGGGCTAGGACGTTGGCATCATCCTTCCAATGTTGCGTTACGTAGTCTTTTTTGCCGCTGGCGTTGTACGCTTTTAGGTCAGCATCGTACTTGGCTGGGTCTGAGTAGTTGCCAGCATACGGCCTCTCTGATGGCAACTTTAACAACATCTCGCGGTAATTTTCACCACCAGCAGTTTTGTACTGTCCATACTGAGTTCCGTTGTCCATGTCCATGCGTCTATAAACTTCATCAGATATACGCGCACGCTGGCCACCGTTTGTGACTCTGCTATATGGTTTACCAAACATCTCTTGAGCCACCATCTCTCGAAGGTCTGCCTCGTCTATAGCAGTTGACTCGTCGTACACCTTCTCTTTGAGCTTAGGCGGTGGGTTGTCAGCTAGGACTTGCTGAGCCTCCTCCTTGGTCATCTTGCCCTTGGCCTTGAATGCCTGCTCAAGCTTGCGGTCGGCCAGCTCAGCCTTCTTCACGCCGGGCTGTTTGGTCAGCTCGGTGTAGAACTCGGCGCCTGTACCTTTAGGTCTGGCAATGTTGGCCAGCGCCTCATCGACGGTGGAGTAGAAAGGTGCAGTCTTCTTGGCTGTCTCACCAGCCTTCAGCGCTTTGGTCAATGCTCCGATCAGGCTCATAGTGGTCTCTCCTCTAGGATCAAGTCGTCAGCATTGATTGCCCCACCGGCGGCTTTGTTTATTTCTGGCGTTGGGACAATAACTTTACGCGCCTTGATGCCGCGACCAACGTCAAGCTCTTGCTCGAAGCGCCGTGGGTTGGTTAACGGGTACAAATACTTTTGGCCCTCGGCCTCAATGTCAAACATGGAACCCTCTGGAACTAAATGCTTGTCTTGCATTTCTCTGAATGTTTTTGCGTCAACGATCAATGGCTCGCCTATATCAACAGAGCCAATAGCTTTTGCTGGCGCATTTCCAGTTCGAACGATTGACATTGACTGGTTGACGTACGGTCTAAGCGAATCAGTTTTACGTGACTCATAGAGCTTTTGACCGTCCACAATTAAATCCGCATAAGGCAAGTCAAGTTTGCTGTCTGTTCTGACATTGATTCCCATAGGCGGTATTTCAGGTTTTTTTAAAGCACCCAGCAATTCTTTGACAACTTTGCCGCCCTTTGCCATCTTGCGATTATTTAGCTCAAGCATCATTGTGTCACGGTTGTTGGATATGGAGACCTTACCGCCTGCCTTCATGCCTTCGGGTGGCGTAATATTTGTGTTTGTTTGTTTTGCAACGGTTTTATAAGCTTGAAGTATGTAATCGTCAGCTTCTGCTTTAGTCATGAGCTTGGGAAGCTGTACGCCTTCCTGCGCCAAAACTTTTTGAGTCGTCTCGCCTATGATTTGCTGGGGTGTAAACAGCCCAGTGTTTTTCAGGTCGCCAATTTCAGACCAATTACCGCTCTTCACAAAGTCTTGTGTATAAGGATCGTATTTTTCAATAGGTCGAAGGTTCTGCTTGCCTTTGATCTGAATAATTTGATCTGCTGGCTTGCCAATGATTTCATTTGCCGCCTGTTGGAAGACATCCATTCGGTGACTACTAAGGTCGCTGGCTAACTCAGGGTTAAACAACTGCTTAGCTCGCTGATAAATTTGTTGATGTTGTTCAGGTGCAATGCTTCCGCTTTCGTAACGGAAATCGTCAGGAAAGCTCTTCCCGCCCGACATTCCATAGCCTATTGGGTGTTTATCTACAGGCTGAACTTCAACCGTGACGTGCGGCTCACCCTTGCTGTCTCGCAAGCTGTAGATCCGTGAGCGGCTAGATGCCACGTCTGGGCAGTAGCCACCGACGCAATGGCCCATGGTGTTGCCCTCGTACTTCAGTGCGTCTTCAAGAGCTTTATACCCTTCTCCGCCTTTTCTGTTGTAGAACCGCAAAAGGGCATCTTCTGGAGAATTTGTGGCTTCTATTTGTGTAATGCCTTTGGGATCAGATACTGTATGCAAAAGACCATATCTTGGGTGGTCAATCGTATCCAGCTTCATGCCTTCTGGCAGAGCATAGTCTTTAGGCACTGATTTTGGATTGGTCAACTCAATCCATTTATAGCCCTCTGGGTATTCTTTATGGATGGGCATACCTTCGGTGACCTTGGCTTGCGTCTCAGCCATCTTACGTGCCATCTCTTGGTCGTATTCATGGACACGACGCACGGCTTGCTCCATGCTGACTTTATTCAGTTGCTCAGGGCGAATACGGCCTTCACGTACATCTTGGCGCAGTACATCGATGATATGGTCAAAGCCAAGATCGCCACCCAACCCTTTGCCGCTGTAGATCATGGTCTCATCGGGAATCTTTTGAAGCCATGGGTTGTCTTTAAGCAGGGACTCATCTAACGAACCGTGCTTGTATGAGCCAGCAGGATAGGCGTCAACAGAGATGTCGCTCAAGCGCTCCCAGAATCTAGCGGGATCACTGCGCCCCATGCCTAACGGATCTTGTCCTAAGCCCATACGCTTGTTCATCAAGCGGGACGACACAACTCCTTGTTCTCCATAAGGCGCCATATGCAAGATGCCTTCTTCAGCAAGCTTGCGAACAGGGTCGTTAGGCGTGGCCATTTGGTTCTTGACGTAGTTGCGCAGATTACTATCAATCCATGAGTTGACCGCGTTGTTGCGCTTGGCAGTTGACAACTCATTTTCCATTTGACCGACGGCACGTTGAACTTCAGGGTCATCACCCATGATTCTTTTGGCTGTATCAATTGACTTTTGCAACTCAGTCATTTGTTCGGGAGTTGTGTAGTCAGCCATCTTCATTTTGCCAAGCTGGGCTTCCACGCTTCCACGCTGGCCACCTAACCAGTTGGCTCCCTTACCTGATGGCTTGATCACATGAGGAGCGCCAGCCACAGTTGCTTTGGCGAACTCTTGGGCGCCGTGCTTGATAGCGCTGGGCAGTGCACCGACCACACGCAGAGGGGAGCCGGGGCCCGTATAGAAGCCACCGCCCAAGATGCCCAAGCCAGTGGCGGCCTTGCTCACGGGTGTCTCTGATCTCAAAGGCAAACGCTTCTCGATGTCCTCGCTCGTTGGCAGGATGGTCTTCTCATCGAGGTAGGGCAACATGCGGATCAGGGACTCGATGTCGCCGGGAGCGCCCAGAACGCCAGAGACAAACCCACGGGCCAGATCCACAGGGACGTTCTTTGCCGCCTCACGATCTTGCCTAGACCTGTTGCGCTGTAGCTGTGGGAACACGCCAAAGGCGGCTCGGTCGTCGGAGGGTTTGCGTTCAGCCATGGCTTATCCTGCTGAGTTTGTGTTGCCCCAATGATACCTTGGGTGAAGGCCCAAGTCCATCATGCGGCGTACGGGTTCTCAAGCTTGCGACGTCCGCTATCGATGTAGTCGTCCATGTCGTAGTCGTCCCTTGGCGCGCCGTCGATGTCCAACCAGCCAGCGTCGCGTAGGAACCGCAGGCCTTGGGTGCAGGCGTCCACAAAGTCGTCGTGTGTCGAATCAGGGAAGCTACAGATCTGGGAGACAAACCCTTCGGCCCAGTCCTTGACGTAACCCTTCCTGACACTGCTCTCAGGGATCCACACACGGCCAGCGGCAATGATGTTGGACACAATGTTCAGGCGCTGGATCTTGTCAGCCCTGCCGGGGTTGTAGGCCCGAACGGGTAGGTGGCCACGCTGTAAGTCTTGGATCAGCGCGATACCTGCGGACTTGTCCTCCACTAGGATCAGGTCAACCCGCTTCTTGTCCTTGCCCTCACCGTAGACCACGTCGTACTCCTCGATCACCTTGGGGCGCAGGTCTGGGTATTGCAGGCGGTCTTGCCAGCAGTCGATCACCATGGCCGACATTGGGCCGTCTAGCGGCTTGAACACGCCGAACGTGATAGACGCCGTAGGATCGTTGACCGTCTTCTCTGAGCTGGCGCAGTCGTAGCTTTGTAGGATGTACTCGAACTTGGGGAACGGCTTGTTCGGCGCCCACAGCTTGAACATGTCGCGCTTGACGATGCCTGACTCCTCTGGGTCTATGAGCTCTGCGTGGATTTCCTGCCTTCCTATGGTGGTTCCTTCATAGCTGAGGATCTGCTTCTGGAAGCTTGGCGCAAGGTTGGCTAGGTTGACGTAGGTCGAGGCGGTGGTCAGCGCTACGTCGTCGCCTTCCCTGCCTACCAGCTCTACGATCAAGTCCTTTGGCCGCGGCGTGGTGGTGGCAATGATCTGGGTGCGACCGTCAGCCTTCTTGAGGCGGACAGCAAACTGGATGTTGTACCAAGCCTCGTCGAGGAAGTCCCAAGCGGCCAGCTCGTCCAGCCATGCACCATGGTACTGGCCACCACGGAAACGATCAGGCTCGTTTGCTGATATGCCCTTGATCAGGCTCCCATTGATCAGCGTGATCTCATGCAGGGCTTTGTTGTAGTCCTTGATCAGGATCTCGGGGATCACGGCGATCAGCCCTGACTCACCCTCAAAGCATGTGCCGCGCACGTCCATTGATGTGGGGGCGGACACTAGCCAGCGGGTGTTCGGGTTTTCCCACGCCCACCACCAGAGCTGTTCAGCGGCTGTTCTCGTTTTCCCTGCGCCACGGCCAGCCAGCATAAGCCAGATTGACCAATACGTACCTTGGGGTAGCTTCTGGTGATTGAACGCGCCTGAGAGCCATTTAGCCCGTCTGGCGTATGCCATAGAGTGGTAGGGGCCTAGACTCTTCCTGATGTTCGGGTCACCGAGGATGTCCAGAACGTCTTGGTCTATGACCTCGCTCATTCAGCGATCCTGATCAGCTCAAGGCGCTTGATGGCCACGTCCATGACCGTCTTGATCTCTCCGTCGATGACCATGGAGTCAACCTTCTCGTCTGGCGCTCTGTACTCAGCATACTTCTTAGGCGCCATACGTGCGGCTGTCCACTTGCGCGTGTCGACCCGAAGCTTCATCCACTGTACGTAGGAGGAGTCGAACTTGACCTCGATCAGCTCACCGTCCTTGTTGGTTATGTGGCTCAGCTCAGGCGGCTGGTCAACAATGTCGATCAGTTCATCAAACTGAGTCTCAGCTTGAATTTCGCGTGCGCGTGTGTATTGTTCGAGAAAATCAGGCTTCTTGGTCAACCAACTCATCACTGTCGCTATGTGCGGTATACGCTCATCCAAGCAGATCTTACGTAAGCTCTCACCTGATCCTAGCCTTACGCATATCTCATGAGCAAGCTCTTCCGTGTATATGGAAGGTCTGCCCATCTTTGTCTCTTTCTTTGTTTGCGGCTCAACTGTCACGTCGGCGACAGGGTCGCTGGAAAGACTTTTTTGTTTCTTGGCCATTGCTGAACTCCTTTAACCCAAAGTTTAACGGATCTTTCGTTCTATGTGCAACGTCAGTCTTTCAATCCCCTCATGATCCTTCGATCCATGTCCTTGATGGTGAGCTTATATTCTTTGTTTTGGATTTCCAGCTTTGCGGCCTTTACCGTGGCGTGCTTGAGCTTGGACTCCAGCTCCTGTATGCGCTCTTCCAGCTCTTTAACGGTCTTCTCTACGGTTTCCGTCATCGCTTGAGCCCTCGTACGTAGGCGGCAAAGCTTGCCACGGTGTCCTTCTCAAAGGCATGCATCTTCTCAAATTCTCTTGCCACCTCTTCCAAAGCGTCGTTGCGGATCTTGTTTGAGATGGGATCGAGCTGGCGTTGGATCATCTGCCTTTTGCGCCAGCCCAGCGCCTTTTCCCAGATATTTAATTCTGCTTCGCTCATGTGTTTTTCTCCTTGAGTTTGGCTTCAATGGCGTCTGCAATTTTTCTCCAATGCTCACCCTCTAAAGCAAAAGCTATTTTGTAAACCTCATCATCCGTCAGCCCTATCCAAGGGCGCACATAATCCTGAATGTCGTCGTCATCCATAATTTTCTCCTTTTATTCCCCACAGAAGCAGGCGATGGCCTCTTCGTCTTGGTCAAACATATCTCGTTGATCAAATGCATATTTGGCAATCTGCTCGTACGGAGGATGGTCTCTTGAAAAGTGAACGACGCTCTTGGCGAAGTTGTCTTTAGCGTACTTTTCCATCTCCACCCACCAAACGGCCCTCTCTGGCTTCTCACGTACAAGGGAAACCAACTGGGCAACGGGCTTATGAAAACACAAATCACAATTTGAATGAAAGCTTTTTCCGTTGTACATCGGGGTTTGCAGATTGAACGGCTGTTTTTCCCAGAACTCGCCAACATGTGTCGAAACAACGCCGGCATCGGCTAGTGGTACTAAAAAATCACCAATCCAATCTTTTTTATGGTCAGCTCCACTTTTACCCCTCATTTTGGCAACACGCCTTTGCTCGTCAGAACGAATGCCCACCATTTGAGCGCATGGGTTATCAATAGTTCCAATTCCGACATCTTTGATGTACTTGTGAACAACATCAATTTTTAATTCCTTTGTGCAAAACCGCATAAACCCGTTTGGCAAGGCTTTACGTTTAATGCACATGTCCATAAACGGCTCACCATTTCGGCTGGCTGTTTCAAATGTGACGCGCTCGTAACCCAAATCGTTGTTGCGCCACTCTAGCCAGTGAATTTCGACGTTCCAGTTTACGGAACAGTCTTGCACAAACTTAAGTGTTGCCTCGTCCTCTTTGCCCGTATTGGCAAAACAAACGATTGCCCCCTCTGGCAGGCGCATGTCGTTAGCCTCCAAAACCCGATAGAGCATGTAAGCGCTCGTCCTGCCGCCAGAAAAACTGATGCAGGTTGGCTCAATGATTTTGTAGGGATCGCTCATTCGTTGTTCTCTTTAAATTAAAGTTAAAAGCTTGTCCAAACGTATTGGCGCGCTCTTTTCCTGCTTGTTAAAATTGCCATTGAGACGGGGCTTTAGAGTGTGAATGTACAGCGACTCTAGCCTATCCAACAGCTCCGCCTCGCACGGCACAAAGGCATACTTATCAAACTTTTTGTCAACGTGCTGGGCTATCCGAGAATAGACATTCACCGACTGGCCAACATACACCACCTCTTGATCTTGCACCAGAAAATAAACTCCACTTGACTTTTCCCATGGTAATGCAAGCTTGGCTATCTGCTCACCGTCAAGCAAGGTTTTGTTGGTTAAAGCAACAGAGACGACGCTCATCTTCTCAAACTTGCTCAGTTCAGCCAGCCTTGTTTCCAGTGCCACAATTTGAATTTTCAGCCAGTCAGGGTAGACCAACGCTTCCTGCCTTTTCTTTTCAAGCAGTTCCTTGTTGGCTTTGCGCGTGGCGTGCGCCCTCTTGGCTATGGCGCTTCGCTCCTCTGGCGTCTTGAAGTTCATGCGCTTTTTCCGTCGGGCCTTGGGCAATCGTTCGGCGGTACAACCACGCACCAAACGGCCTTGTACTGGCCTCTTGGCGCCACTTCCCACCTGTCGATGTACACGTCTGGCATGTTCTTTAAAACCTTCCTGACGTTACACCTTGGTCGGTTTAACAATTCAGACAGCTCCTCCAAGGTCATGCCATCAGGTATTCCGCGGAGCGCAACACGTACGCTCTTGATCACAGCCATGCTCATGGAGCCCCTTTATTGGGCTTTTGGGCCGTTTTCTGGTCGCGCTGAGGGTCAAGGTGCTTGAGAAGCTGTTCGAGGTTTATAGGCGCTATTTTCTCGAGGCGCTCGATTTCGGTCAAAACGCAGTCAACCCCTGCGTTGAACCCTTTGATGTAGTCGCTCATTTTAGTCTCGCTCATAAAATTTCGTGGATGTCTTCGCACCACACTTCGCTCACGTCGAAGGGCACCCTGCCCAGCACCAAGTCAATAGCGTCGTCAGGGCTTTCGGCCACCACCTTGTGCTCGGAGGTGTGGTTCTTGGTGCCTTTTAGGATTACGGTGTAGATCATGCCGCCACCTCTTTTGCGAGGACAAGTTGCAGGTTGGCCAGCAGTTGCTCGGCTTCGGTGCGAGTCATTACGGCGCTCATCATTGCGCGGCGCCCTTGCAGGGACAGCCACACGCCGCCGTCGTACTGGTCGACACTGACGCGAACTTCCGCCTCGGTGTTGAATGATGTTTCAATTTCGTTGCTCATGCTGGCACCTTTTTGTTAAAAAATTCAATCTGATCGCGTGTGTCGTCTATTGCCAAACGAATGCTTTCTAAACGATCCCAATCGCCCTCTTCAAAGCAGATCTTGTCTTCGACCAATAGCATCATGAGATGCTCTTCTAATTTAAACAAAGTGGTCATGGCCGGCTCCTTAAGCTGTAGTTGAAACTTTGATAACGGCGCTTGACTCGCCGCGGAACTGGGCATTGAACTGCTCTTCGGTCAGCCCGGCAAACTCTTTGGTAGAGCGCAATGCATTGAGCACAGCTTCTGCGTCCAAAGAACCGATGCGGTTCTCGATGGTGACCTTCACGCCGTACTTCTCACCACGGTGTGGAATGATCTTGCCGGCGGCGTCTTTGGCGGACACGTCGTACGTGTTAGCGATAGTGTCTTTGAGAGTCTTGACCTGAGCGGCCAAAGTCTTTTGTTGGCGATCCAGAACGAAGAGCTGGTCGATGGGGTTGAGCAGTGACTCTACGGCGGCGACTGCTTGGATCTGTGTAGCTGTTGTCATGATGTTTGTCTTTCAAGTAACCTGCTTATTGCAGTGCCTCTATCTTAACTTAAAGTTAAAGCCATCTATCAGGACAAACCCTAGGTTTTGCATTTATTTTGCATGTTTTTGCAAAAATACAACATTATTTGTGAAATAACAGCTCCATAACCCGCTTCACGGTGATGTTCAAGGCGTCGATCTCCCCCATCTTGGCTATGGCCCATGCGCGCCTCTCCCCGTGCCAGCCCATCTTGCTCCCTTGGTGGCAGGACTTGCACAGGGCTATGACGGTGTACTGCCTATGCTGTTTGACGTGGTGCGCGTCGCTGGGCCCCTCTTGGTCGCACACAGAGCAGGGGAGCTCCTTCACCAGCCCGATGTAGGCCTTCTCTTTTGCCGTAAGGGTGTTGTTCACAGGGTGGCCCTGTCGATGTTGCGATTAGAAGCCTCTTGAGAGCGCCATACGGCGATTCTTTCCTGCGCGGCTATCAGCATCCACCGAAGGCGCTCGCGCTCCTCTACGGCCTGTCTGAGGGCTTCTAGGTGCTCTCTGTAGCGCGGGGATGCGTATGCTTCGCGCTCTTGCATGGCGGCGGTCTTGTACTCACCATTGCCATAGATCTCGGCGTTCTTCATCTCCTCGGCCTTAATGGTCTTCCTCAGCTCTTCCATGTACACCTTAGTCGCCTCAGCGTGGGCGTACTCGGCGGACTTGGCAATCATGAAATCGACTGCGGCTTGTGGATCAATAAGTTTTTCGCTCATTTCTTCTCCTCTGGTTTTTCTAACGGGGTAAACGTCAAGTAATCAAAATTTGCGTGCTTGCTCCATACCTTGATGTAGTTGCATATGGGGCGGTCGGGGCACGTCCCGCATGAATGGTTTTTGGGGCTGGTGTTGGTCTCGTGCGAACGGTGGTAGTACAGGACGTGAGGGACGCGCATAAACTTGCGACCATCAACAATCTGCATAAACAAGTCGCCGTCCTCGCACCCGCCTGTGAGCTTGGTGTTGTAGCCCTGCGTTTCTTTGAACACCGACATGCGGAACACGCCAAACGGGCGCCAGCCAAAGTAGGCCAAGTTTGAGTCTGCGTCTGTGTGCAAGTTGTAGCCCGTGATCTTGCCCTTCGAGTTGATGCCGGCGGTGTCGGAGTAGACCAGCACCACGTCCGGGTTGTCATTCAAGGCTTTTACGGCGTACTCGATGGCATGCGGGTAGAGCATGTCGTCAGCGTCTAAGTGGCCAATCAGATCGCCCGTCAGGTGCTTAGACGCCGCGGCCCTGTTGCGGGGCGTCATAAGGTTTGTCTCGTTTTGATACACCTTGATGCGTGAATCGCTCTCAGCCAGCTTCTGGGCCAGCTCGTACGTGCCATCGCTCGAGCAGTCATCGTTAATGACCAGCTCCCAATTTTCGTATGTTTGCGCCTTTACGCTGTCGATTGCGGCCTTGATGAATTGCACGCTGTTGTAGCTGATCATCATGACGGAAAGCATAGGGTTCATTGCTCGACCTCCACAATAAGTTTGCCGGGCTTGGCGCCGGCTGTTCTGTAAATCAAAATTGGTTGAAAAAACTGATCGTTGACAAGCATTGCATCAGCTAAACCGTCAAGCGCTCCCTTGGCCGCGGCAAGGCAGTTGTCCGCGTCCCTTTTGCGCTTATCAGGCATCTCAAACGTAATGGTGAGCCTTATGTCGCCGCCAGCATGCTTCCAACCTTTAAGCTGGTGTTTGGCTAACCATGTACTGCCCTCACGGTAGTCCGAGCGCAGTTGGTAGAGCCTGCCCCAGTGTGTGCCCTTGGCCCGGTTGGGAAAGAGTTCCGCCGGCGGAAAGTCCAACTCAATCCGCACGGTGCATCCTTGTTCGTATGGCGTGCGCCAAATCTGGCAACTCAAAGTGATCAGCGATCTGCGCGCATGCTTCACGTTCGATGCCAATAGCCTGCTTGGTCGTTTGTATGGCCACGGCCATGATCTCGGCCTTAGCTTGTGCCAAACCCTCTTCAAATTCTTTTGCTGTAAACAACTCCTGTCCAGTGCCTCTCGCAAAAAACTTTCGTTGAAAATCACTGAGTTCTACTTTTGCCATTTTCTCGCTCCTTTTTCATTCGGTTTACTAGGTCATTCATTGCTTCGTGGCCGCGTCGCTTCTCAATGTCACTCTTTACTCCTTGCCACCATAATTGCGCGTTGCCTGAGCCGCGCTCGATAGCCTTCTTCTCGTATCGGCTCATCCATTCCCGGGCTTCGCATTGTTTCATGTGTTCCAAGGTCTCCTGTGAGATTGAGACATTCGAGGGTGCAAGCCTCGGTGTAGTCATGACCAAACCCACTACGGATTTCGTCGAGGATTTTTTGGGCTTCACTTTTGGTCACTCCTGTCCCCTTGCTCGGATGGCTAATGAACACGCTCTTGCGCCCTCTATCCAAATTGATTTGCCTTGCATCTGTTCCTCACACACCTTTGCACACGCTTCACGCTCGGCAAGACAGCAAGGCTTGTTTGGTTGTGTCTCTCGTATGTCTATCAGGCTTTGCAACCGCATGAATTTACGCTCTGACACCTCACGCTCAGCCTCAACGCCAGCTTCGTACATTTTTTTTAAGGCTTGCTCAAAAGCCGTGTCAGAAAATTGAATAAGGATGCCGCCCATTAAGGCAGTACCGCCTAAACTTTCAACTGTTTCAATTAAATTTTTATTCATGCTTTTCTCCTTGCCAATCCTGCATTGATTGCCAGCTCATTGCGTAGGCGGTACTCGTACTTTGTTTTGCGGATTCTCTCGTGCTCTGTAGGCTGTAGGTCAGGCTTGTGGTCAAACAGAGCGGCAAACTCTTGCCACTTAGCTGGATAGCCGTTGACCGCTGACCCCCAAGAGATCATGTCAATTTTCATGACTTCATTGATGGCAACTCGGATGTCTTCGCTGTCACGTAAAGCCTCAGTCACGCGGGGCCACAGATCCGGGGTGGCTTGGTGGTGGTAGGCGCAGACCCAGCGGCCACCAGTTGAGATGCCGCCGGCCATGGGGCAACCATTGGCAAAGCAGTCGTGGTTGTTTGGGCCGTCGTCGACAGCTTCAATTTTGTTGAATTTTGAAAAGTTGTTAAGTGCCATGATCAGTCCCTATGGTATTTGCCTTCAATGATTTTTGCGAAGTTTGTTGGTTTGATGATCCATTCAAGATCAGCCAAGAAAGGTGGTTTGTCCTTTGATTGGGTTTTGCCAGTCAAGAACTTAGAACTGCGAATGTGCTCGAAGAAGTTCTTCCACCATTCCAGCATGTCAGCGTGGCTGACTGGCCCGTTCTTTGACAGGTCAATCGCAACCTCTCTCCACCTTTGTCTCAGGTAGCCAGCACGAGTGTCGTTCCAGATCTCGATGTGAGGCAGGTTTGGCAAGGTGGTGTGATACAGAGACAGAACACCCTTGTGGTCACAACCAAGTATTTTCAAATTCTGTTTTTCATCAGGTTCGCCTGTTGGCGGACGAACAGTATCTTTAGATACTGTAATACTGGTTAATAGTTCTTGGTTATTAGTTGCCTTAGCGATGGGTTGCGAGTCGGATCCCACTGGGTTACCCACTGGGTTCTTTCTACGACCACCTAATTTACCGTTAGCCCTGTTTTTATCGGCCATAGCGTGATAGTGCCCAATCACTTCTTGGCAACGGGCATGGAACCAGCCGTCCTCTTGTTTTTCAAACATATCTGCCAACACAGAGTTAACCACCTTGGTATCGACACGCAAGCGTCTGGCAACCCACTGGGTATCCAATGGGATTTTTTTTTCTGTGTCGTAGTACATGTCAAGAAGCCTGCGATAAGCAAGATCCTCGTCGTTTGACAGATGAGCTGTCGCGGCGCGATAGTCGCCGATGCTGAACTGATAGTAGTGCATTGCACGCCCCAAATTTTCCCCCTAAAGAAACTGCGGCAGGCGGGGGGTGTTCGCTTTTCGGTAGGGTGATCAAGCCCTACCTAGCCGGGTTTCAAAATATGTTACACGAAAAACAAATCAGGACGCAAGTCTTTTCTAGTGACTAACCCTTGCGTTGCTTTTTCAATCTTGACGGCCAGTGCGGCAGATGCTGTTCTACGCTCGTGAATGAGCAGAGACAACCACGTCAGGCTGATGCCCAGATACTCTGCCATCTCACCCCGTGCGCCCAACGGCTCCGTCGAAAAATACTCTTGCAATGTCATCATTGTTATTCCTTAGCGGCAAGTATACATTAACTTGGAATTAAAAGAAACCCCACGTTTCACTCGGGAATGTATTGTATTTGTTTTTAACTACGTGTTAAGATTCGTGCACGCCGATACGGCGGTTAAGGAGAATCAATTGGAAAAACATTTACCCTTCACGACCAAGTCTGGTCTTCGCATTGGCTGTATGTACAGCCCTCCTCCAGAAAATCATATGAGCCATGACGCAGAGCTTCTGCAAATGGCACTGCTTGGCATTGAGCCTGAGTTTTCTCAGCGCCGGATTGCTGGCTGGGTTGCCTACGTTCTGTTCCTTCTTGCGCTGTACACCGCGTTAGTTGTGTGGGAGTTTTGACATGAACGACAAAGAATTCCGCACCATGCAAATTAACGTGATCCTGTTTGCCATAGGCGCAGTGATCTTGGCCCTTGACATTTTTATCTGGAGACCTTGATGAACTTACAAGACGTACTTTGGTACGACACCAGCAAAGGTCGTATAGGCATCTTGATGGTGCTTGATTGGCACACAGAGACGCTGTACTACATCATGGGTGTAGCTACTGGCATGAACGACAACGTGGACATCAACCACATCTACAGCGGCGGCGCCTACCTTCCTGACTACGTGGGAGCGGCGTTGTTCTTCGGGGACTGGGAGTGAGAATCACCATGTCAACGCACAAAGAATACGAAGAATGGAAAAACGACCCTGTTGCACAGCAGGAATACACTAAATATTTACTTGAGGAGGCAACCAAAACAGCACCCAACCTAGACGAATTCATTAACCAATTTACTCGACAATTTGATCAAATCTTTAAGGAAAAATTATGAGCTTTATCGTAGAAGACACGGGCCCAACCAGCGACTTTAAGCAAGTCCCAGCAGGCCTACACCTAGCGCGTTGCTACCGCATCATTGACATTGGTACACAACGCTCTGAGTACGACGGCGTAGAGAAAAAACAGCGCAAGATCTCCCTGTTTTGGGAGCTCCACGGCGAGGACGACGACGGCAACAAGCTTGTCACGGATGACGGCAGGCCCATGGCCATCTTTAAGAACTACACGCTGAGCTGGCACGAGAAGGCCAGCCTGCGCCTTGACCTCCAGAACTGGAGAAACAAGCCCTTCACGGACGTAGAGTTGCGCCGCTTTGACATCTCCACCATTCTTGGTGCGTGGTGCATGGTGACGGTGATTCAAAGGCCCGGCAAGAACGGCAAGATGTTCTCCAACATCAAGGGCGTAGCGCCTGTCCCGTCGGTTATCAAACAAACAGGCCTGCCCCAAGGCGTGAACCCTACCCAAGAGTTCCGCTTGGCCGATCCTGACTACGAACTGTTTGAAACCTTCGGAAAGGGCCTCAAGGCGGTTATTGAGTCCTCGCCTGAGTGGCAGGCTCTCCAAGGCAAGAAACCTGCTCCAAAGGCCTCTAAGGCCCCTTCTAGCGGCTTTGACGACATGGAAGATGATCTTCCCTTCTGATCATGGACAACTACACGCTTGATTTGCTGGCGGGTGTACGCCTTCGGGATGTTGGAGTCCAGAAGGTGTACGACCATAACAAAACTTGGGTTGACAAGGCCCGTAGTACAGCCAAGGCGCTTGCCGCCTTGCACGGTTCGGTATCAATCGATGAGGTTCTGTCAATGTGCAGTCGCCCAGAGGCTGTGCATCCAAACGCAACAGGTTCAATCTTTCGTGAGAATGTTTGGGAAAAGATTGGTTACAAGCAATCTGCAAACCCGTCCGCTCATGCAAGGGTTGTTGGAATTTATAAATTAAAGGGGACTCAATGAGCATTACCGTACGCGCCAGTGAAAGTAGCCACTGGTACACCCGCGAGGGGGCGCCGAAGTACACCGTGGAGGCTAAGAACGGGAACCCGCGCAACACCACGTTAGCCGATGCGCGCAAGATGAACCTTGTACCGTCGGTGACGACCATCATTGGATGCGCCGCCAAGCCGGGCCTAGAGGCTTGGAAGCTTAACCAAATGATGCTGGCCTCCATGACCCTCCCAAGGGCGCCAGACGAGCCTGAAGAGTCGTACGTTCAGCGAGTCATCAAAGACTCAAAAGAACACGCCCGTGCCGCCGCCCAAAGGGGTACCGAGATCCACACGGCGCTTGAGAATTGGTACGAAGGGGTGATGATCTCCCCCATGATTGAGTACCAAATGGGCGTAGGGGAAGAGGTTAAGAAGGTCTTTGGCGAACCTAACTGGGTCTCTGAGAAGTCATTTGCCTGCGATCTGGGCTACGGCGGGAAGCTTGACCTACACACCGACGACGGCGACGGGATTGTGATTGACTTTAAAACAAAGGAATTCACAGATCCAGAGAAGGTCGAGGCCTTTGACGAGCACGTCATGCAACTGGCCGCTTACAGGTTGGGGCTGAACCTGTCCAAAGCGCGCTGTGCAAATGTCTTTGTGTCGGTTACGGAGCCGGGCCTTGTGGTCGTCAAAGAATGGTCAGAAGAGGAACTCGAGCGCGGGGAGGAAATGTTCTACCACCTGCTCAAGTACTGGCAAGCTAAAAACAAACATAAGTGAGGAAATCATGGACGAACTGCTACCCTTTATCTTGATCGTTTGGGTCATCGCATCTTGGATCACACACATCGTGGTCTGTCTCAAAACCGCCTCGTGGGGCTTCTTGATTGCTGGCGCGATCTTGTTTCCCATCGCTTGGATCCATGGAACTGCCATTTGGTTTGGTATTGTTTAAGGAAAAATTATGTTTATTTCAACAAAAGAAAAGAATCGCATGTTGCACAAGATTGCAAGTCTTGAGCTGTCTGTAGAAGGTCTCTACACATCTTTGAGGTTTATAGAGGCAAAACTGCATAAACCAGCCCAAAAAACAGCTCTGCAAAAGAAAAAGCAGGCAGAGTACATGCGCAAGTACACAGCACGTAAAAGAGCTGAGAAAAAAGCACAACTGGCAAAGGCGGCGCCATGAATCCATACCTCGACAAAGAACAAATCAAAGAAGCCTTTCGCAACATCTACCTTGAGGAAAACTACAACTTCCTCGAGGAAGACCTTGTAAAGCTGGCCGACGGCTTCATCATGGCCGCTCTGCCAATGATCATTCGCACAGAGCGAGACATGTGCATCAAGTTCGTTAACACGCTGAACACCAATGTGGCCCGTGCCCTTGGCGAGTATCGTGAGAACCTATGACGCCCAAGGACTTCGTCACTGAGCTGTTTGGGGAGGGTTGGAAGCCGTCACAGCTCCCATCCTTCCTAGACGCCATCAAGGGCTGGTCTGAGGACTCCCAAAGGTACTATGCTGTACGAGACTTTGCTAAAAAGTTAGAATGGGATACCGACCCACGAGATCGCAGGGAATGCCACGAGTTTGACGACCTCGTGGATGCCAAGCGGTTTGAACATGATCTTGATGAAAATTGACGCAAAAGGCGAATTAGAAGCAGATTGGGATGCCATAGAGCGATTAACCAAGTGCTTTGACAAAGGCTGTAAGTCTGAAGAGGCTTACAAAGCCAAGCTGTTTTCGTTGGTTTTAGAGCATGGTTATGACGTTGCCATGGACGACGTAGAGCACGAACGCAAGCAAGTCCTGTTCATGCTCTGCGCGCCTGTTGGAAACGCATAAAAAAAGCCCCCGTATGAGGGGGGCTAACAAGTGGCAACTGCATGTAGTCACTTGGAGGAGAGTCAAATGAACTCAAGGCCTAGCATACCTAAAAGCTGGCTGTCGCGCCATCAATAATTCTTCTTCGGTTGGCTCTCTGTTGATAAACGCCTGCTCCTCTGGGGATTGGGCCTTCTCGATCAATGTGCGACGCAGGTTCCTAACTGCCGGCGCGGCAATAGATGCCGGGATGGCCACGGGAGCCAGCGGGGTGTACGAGCCCATAGTGGCCAGAGCGCCCAAGCCCGTCAGGCCAAGGTCTAAGTAATCCCGCTCTTCTTTGGGTTGCTCATAGCCCATGTACAGGTCTGCAACGTCACGACCTAAGCTATAGCCAGCAACAGGAGCGGCCACGTAAGGCAAGACTTTAGCTGTTTGGCGCATCATGCTTGTGAACATGTTTTTAGCCTGCTCCAAGCCAGAAGGTGGCGGGGCCACGGTGGGGATCGCCGGCGCCTTGGGTAATTGTGCAAGCTGTGACGGCTGGCCACCGGGAAGCTCTGGGCTGGGGGGAACCTCTGGCCGCATCACAAAGGACTCGCGTGGGCCCCCACCAACGCTGGGGGCTTGGGTCATGATTCCGCCAAACCGTGGGTTCTCAACAAAGTTGTTGCCGCCCATGCCTTGAATTCTGGTCATTGCCTCACGGCGCTTCTCTGCAAGATCCCAAGCGCCACCCTGTTGCTTGGTGTTGCTTAGAGCCTGCCCAGCTTCGATGTCCGTCAAGCCAAGCGCCTTGCTTGTGTTGTAAGGAATGACGCCCGTTTGGCCCTGAGCCATTCGACCCGCATCGGCTGGCCCCATGGGAGCTCCACGTTGGGTACTTGGCAAACCGCCCATAGGAGCGCCTGTAGGCATTTGTGGGGTCGCAGGTGCACCACCAGCAGGAAAACCGCCTGTAGGGGCCTGTGGGGCCGCTGGAGGCATATTCTGAGCCTTGGCCTGCTGAACTTGAGCCAAGATGTTGCCAATGGTCTTGGTGGCCATGTTGGTGGCCAAAGGAGCGCCAGCGGCAGACGCGGCGGCGGCGGCACCAGCCGCACCACCATACAAGCCAAACTCGTCACGAGTCAGCTCTTTTTGGCCTTGCTCTTCAAACTGCATCTCAGCCTTGGTGGGGTCTTTAACCTCGACCTTGGGGATAGGTGTAGAGCTGGGAGCTTTGGGTTCTGTTAACTGAGAAGGATCAAAGGCTTCAAACGTGTTGTAGCTCTTGAGAGCTTTCAAATAGCCGTCAACCTTTGGGTCATAATCCTGACCACTGGCAAACTTGCCAAATGTTGTCGGGCCACCGTTGTAGTAGATTGGGGCTAAACGCATGTCGTTACCAGTAACGTCCAAGGCTTCTTTGATGTACTTGACGCCAGCCTCGATGTTCTTCTCTGGCTTTAAGATGTCCTGCATGGTGTAGCCCAAACCCGCCGCTGTCGAGGGCTTGATTTGCATTAGACCAACTTCACCGTCCTCACCTCTTTTGACATTAGGTCTAAACCGGCTCTCATGGTAGGCAATTGCTAAAGCCAAAGTAGGATTCACGCCAAGAGCATCAGCCGCTTGGCGAACCTTCATGGCATATTCAATTTGCTCTGCGTCGAGGTTCTTGATAAAGGTTAGTTCTTTTGCCATCAGAGTTTCTCCGCAAGTCTTTTGCGTGCGGCCTCAAGGTCAGGTGAACCCTGCGCTCCACCAGATTGGGTAGCGTTGGGATTCCAGATACTACGCAACTTGTTCTCGTAAGCTTTTTCCATAGCTTTGTACTCAGGCGTGAGCTTAAATTGATCAAGGGATATTTTGTCCTTGTTCAAAGCATTGGCAACATTTTGAGCAAAGTTACCTCGCTCAATGATCATGTCAGCTTTTCTGTTCATGGTGCTGACAGAATCTTTGATGCCAAGAGTTGTGTTGGCAAATAACTGACGCTCATTGTTAGAAATTTGGCCTTGACCTTTGGCCAACAAGCTAACTTGGAACTGCAACATCGCGGCTTGTGATGCAACCTCGCGTGAGCGATCAAACATTTCCTGCTTGCGCTGAGTGTAGTCTTGCTCAGACTCGTTTAATTTTTTAGGTACGTTGAATTTGATATTCAGCTTGGTATAAGCCTCTCGGAACTTATCTTCATCAAACGCCTTGTTGCTAACCATGCCTGCAATGGCGGCTTTAATTGTGGGCTTTTCAAAGACGCCCATGGTCAGATCTGCGCCGGGCTGTGCAATCAGCTCCTTCACAGAGATGGCCGCGTTCTTAGACTCTAGGGCCTGTTCGTACTTATCCAAGGCCGCGCTGGTGCGCTTGCCTGCACCTTTTCCTGCCTCTGAAGCTTCAGCCTCTAAGCGAGCTTTTTCGGCGGCAACGTCGCTTGTTGTTGGCAAGCCAACTTGTGGAGCGGGAGCGGTGCCGGGCGGTGAACCAGTTTGCACAACTGGCTGGCGCGCAACCTGTGGGCCGTTCTTCATGCGATCAAGAACTTCGTTGTAGCGAGGATCGTTGGTCTGAGCATAGTGCTGTAGAGCCATTGAATCGCTCTTGAAGACTTTGCGTGGCGCTTTGTCGCCGGGCAACTGGATCTCCACCTGCTCAGCAGACGGCGCAGGAATAAACGTATTGGTTGGGCGATGAACACCAAACCCTTCCTTCCACACCGTGTCGTCGTTCCTTCGATCACTAACGTACTTGTACATGTCAGGCAAAGTCTTACCCTGAGCCATGCCAATTTTGACGATATTTGCCTCATCAGGCGACATGTTCATGCCACCGCTTGTCACTGGAATACCAAGCGGAATACCACCCAAAATGCCAGTAGGTGGTTGCTGTGCTTGGGGTGCCTGAGCAACCGTAGACAAGGGGCCTTGTGGAGGAGCCGCGGGAGCCGCAGGCATAGCTGGGCCAGAAGGCAGAGCGCCACCAGCAGAAGGCAAAGCAACGGGAGGAGCGCCAACATTAGAAGGCATCACACTAGCGCCAGCGGCCTGCGACCCTTGAGCGGCAGAGGGAGCGGCTGGGGCTGTAGTGGGTGGCACGTAGCCAGTAGTGTTTTTTGCAATATCAGCGGCAATGTTCTTTTGTTGCTGAAGACCGATGTCAGTAGTCAAGCCTTGCTGAGCCACGTCTAGGCGCATCTTGGCCATGTCCATTGCACGCTTGTCTTCATTGGCCTGAGCTGGGCCAACTGCGGCGGCTACGTTACCAAGAGATTCACCAAAAGATCCCGTTTTTGTGGGCGCAAGAAAACCTTGCGACATTGCCAACATAACAGGATCGAACAACCTATTCTCACGCTGAGACAAGATGTCGTCAAGGCGCTTCTGAGCGTCTTCATATTTGGTATAGGCGTCCGAGCCATAACCCAATGCCAAATTTGGTGCTGTTGCCATGTCTTACTTTCAGGGAGGGTTCCAGTCTGTGAGGTCGGCTGGCGCAACTGTTGGGCTAGAAAACAAGTTGCTTGCCCAAGCACCAGCCTTATCAAGCCAGCCACTGTTGGTCGCATTTGTACCGCTACCCAAGAACGAACCAAGACCCCCAATCTGAGACAGGATAGATGGGCCGTAAGAAGACGCAGGGCCCTTGTACGTCTCTTCTGTTGTCGTTGGGTATGTATAACCACGTAGGATCTGAGCGACGTTACCAGCCATTGTGGTGGGCGCGTTGATCAATGCTTGGTTCTGAGCCTGCTCTATAGCGCCAATGTCAGCTTGTGACTTTAGACCTGTCGTTGCGGCTTGCTGTTCCTGAGCGCCCAATGTGCCCAGTGCCTGCGTAGCTTGTGTCTGTCCGCTCATCTCGCGCATGGCGGCATCTAGGGCTGATTGATAACCAGACATGCGAGCTTTATTTTGCTCTTGCAAAAGAGAGGTGTTTACGTCGCCCATTGTTTGGCCCATAGCGTTGGCATAGCGTGAGCTACCCAAACCACCAGAACCCACAAAACCAGCCTTAAGCTGAGGCATAAGGTTACGTTGGACATTTGTAGCGCTTTGGGCGCCCATACCGCCAACAACGGCGTTCTCGTACGGGTTGTAAAACTTAGAGATGTCCGCTTGACTTATGCCTGTAGCTTCTTGACCTGTCGAGTAGGCCAGATTCATTGGATCTTGATAGCGATACAGGTCTGTAGGGGCGGCCGTGGCCGCACCCGTCTGTAGCGTACTTAGCGGGGCAACGTACGGCTCACCAGCCGCCTTCATTGTGTCGTACGTCGGCGCCGTGTACGCGCCTGTTGTTGGGTCTGTTGTGCCCAAAGACTGTTGGCCCTGCTTAGCAAGCTGGGTCAGATAGTCGGTCAGGTACTGGGGAGCCGTGACGCCCGTTGACTTGAACGTCTCTACATTTGGTGGCGCTTCGCCTTGGAATAATCCCATTTTCTAGCTCCTTACCGTTTTTTCAGGTAATCAAGTGGTGACTTCAATGCAGGTGGCGGTAGATCCTTGGGCCCCTTGGATCGTGCGCGTGATCGTATTGAATGCATCATTTCGTATAGTTTATCTGATCCAGCCTTAGTTGAGCCATTTCCTAGCGCAGAAACTACGTCCGCAGGGAACACAAACTCACCATCAGCCAGCATTGCCTTAATGTCATCAGACTGCCCGTCACCCTCACCAGCAACGTGAGCGCCATGCCTGAAGTCTAATCTGCCATCGCCTCTAGGTAAAGCCCCACCTGACTTGACCAACAAAGGCAAAGGCATTGCACCACCAGAGGCCATTTGCAAGGGAGCTACAAAACCACCAGATTTAAATGCCAGCTCTTGTTTTTGACCAAACAAGTCGTCAAGGTTTTCTGGGGTTTGGCCATAGCGCCATGAGGAATCTGAGGGGGATTCAACACCAGCTTGGTCGGATACGTCGTCCGTCATGCGATCAGCCATGATTTGGGCTAATCGAGGGTTAATTCCTTGATTGATCATATTTTGCTCAGCCCTACCAGAGGCTTCCTGTATTAAATGCAATTTTTCCAGAGGGTCTTTAAATTTGTCTCTGGTCATGAACGCCTGAAGCATTACAGCTTTCAATGGCTCAATTGTCCCAGATACGCCGGGAGATGTCATCGCCGCCTGTACCCCAGCCGATGACTTAGACGTTGGCTTAGGAGTCGGCGTCGATGTTGGAGTTGGCGTGGGAGTAGGAGTCGGTGTAACGCTTGGCGTCGGAGTTGGCGTGGGCGTAACCGACGGGGTCGGTGTAGGCGTAGGAGTCGGCGTAGGCGTCGGTGTTACTGGCGGCGTAGGCGTAGGCGTAACAGGCGGCGTCGGAGTAGGCGTCGGCGTGGGAGTCGGTGTTGGGCTAGGACTTGGCGATGGGCTAGGGCTAGGCGACGGACTGGGGCTAGGTGTTGGCGTAGGAGTAGGAGTAGGAGTAGGAGTCGGCGTAGGCGTAGGAGTCGGAGTCGGAGTCGGAGTCGGAGTCGGAGTAACGCTTGGCGTAGGCGTCGGTGTAGGTGTAGGCGTAACGCTTGGAGTTGGGGTAGGCGTGGGTGTGGGCGTTACGCTTGGAGTTGGAGTTGGAGTTGGAGTTGGAGTTGGGGTCGGCGTTGGTGTGACGCTTGGGGTGGGCGTAGGCGTGGGTGTAGGAGTGACACTTGGCGTAGGCGTAGGCGTAGGCGTAGGCGTGGGTGTGGGTGTGGGTGTGGGTGTGGGTGTAGGTGTAGGTGTAGGTGTAACAGTAGGCGTAGGCGTTACTGTCGGTGTTGGAGTCGGTGTTGGGGTAGGCGTAACACTCGGTGTTGGAGTTGGAGTAGGTGTAACGCTTGGTGTTGGGGTAACGACTGGTGTAGGTGTTACATCAGGCGTAGGAGTAGGTGTTGGGGTCGGTGTAGGGGTCGGTGTAACACTTGGAGTGGGTGTTGGCGTAGGTGTTGGGGTAACTTTGATTATGTTAGGGTCAATAAAAGTTACTGTCGGTGTTGGAGTTACAGTTGGTGTCGGCGTCGGTGTGGGAGTTGGACGCTGGCCAATAATGGTGACTGTTTGCATAGTCTCCGCATTAAGAACATCCTGCACCGTTTTGTTGTCGGCCAAATTAGGGAACTGGGTGATGATTTCCTTCATCAAATCCTGATAGTATTTTTTATCATCAGTACCCAAATCGGCCTTGTCAAAGTATTCTTTGATGTTGTTGATAAAGCCCTGAGCTTGGCCAGAACGCAAAATGTTTTGCACAACAGGGTTATCAATTGCACCAGCAATATCACCGACCTCGCCCATGGTTGCGGCTTTGAGGTCTACTTTGCTCCAGAAGTTGTCAAAGGTTGAAGGCTTGGTTTTAGTTGTTGTGTCAACCGTATCTATTGAGGTTGCGCCGGGCAATAATCCTTCGCGTTGCAACACCTCTGTGAGCTTGGCATTCAGATCAGTAGCTTCTTTGCCAATACCACCATAAAACTCATCAGAAGCTTTTAAGAATTGATCTGGATATTTACGTGCCAGCACACTAATCATTTGATCTGGGGGAACAATTGTTGGCGTTCCGTTCAGATCAAAATAGATTTTTCCAGTGGCGGCGTCCTGCTTGACGTTCAGCTGTGTGAGCTTACCATTGTCGTCAATAAACGGCATGGTGATTGGCTTGCCACTTGCATCAGTAACCAGAGACACGGTCTTACCGTTCTCTTGATACGTCATATTGCCCTGTTTGTCCAAAGACACAGGCAGGTTTTGAGTTACACCATTGATGTCAACAAACGAGATTGTTGATGGCTTTCCAGTTGAGTCGTATTGAACTTGCGTTGTTTTGTTGTTGATGCCGCCCGGGCCTGCAACCAGCTCACCACCGCCAGCGGTGTAGTCACCGGTCAAGAATTTACCCGTCTCTGGGTTGATGCCAATAGCAATCAGCGCACGCGCTGTATCCGCGTCAGGCTTTGTACCGTTCTTCAGGTACGACATGTCGCTTTCATCAAAACCAGACAAAGCAAGCGCTGTAGATTCTGCTGAGCCGATGCCAGCATCAGTCAACTTTGTGGCCGTAGCGGTGTTTGCGGCCTTGTTAGATTTAATCTCTGTACTAACACCACTGATGATGCTGTCAATCAGAGCCTGATCTAAAGGCTTGTTGCTGAGCGTGCCAGTGATCAATGTCTTGAGTGCGGCTTGCTGTGTCTTTGACAAGCCACTCAACTGATCACCAAAGTTGGCCATGATGGCATCAGCGGCGCCGCTTGTTCCGCCTTGAATAAAACCAATCTTGGCTGAGTCAAATACGTCTTGGCCAGTTACAACGCCTTTTGTAGCGCCAACGACAGAGCCTTGGAATGCCTTTGCAAGCATACCTGTGGAGTCAATTGCGTTGAGCTGTTTTGAAATATCAGCTATGCCGGCAGTGGTTAGGATCTCATTACCAAGGTATGAGGCAAGTGCGTTCTTGATAGATGCATTGATGTCCTGACCGCTCAACACCTGAATGGCAAACTGTGTGCCAATCTGAGCAGGGATAGACATGCCACTGGTGGCAATAGCAATACCAATTTGGCCAATCGGACCAAGGTCTGTCAAGATGTTGGCCAGCGTGTTACTGCTTACACCGTTTGTGTAGAAGATTGGAAGGCCAGTTGATGGATCAACTTGAACCCTGTATTCTGTGCCGCCTTTACCTGTGTAGGTTGCACCAAACTTACCAGATCCGTCGTCAATACGTTCACCAGTAGCTTTGTTGATGACGCCTTGACCTACCACGCCAGTCATTGCATAACCAGTATTGCCATCTCCAAAATCAGCTAAATGATATTTAGCCATTTCATCTTTAGAAACTGGCACATAACTGTCTGTAGTTGGGTCATATTTTATATACCCAGTTACATTGTTATTTTCATCGTAAGTTGGTTGAAGTCTGACTGGAATGTCACCAATGATGTCGCCATATCCAATTTGGTTTAGGTTAGTAATACCCTTGGAGGCCAAGAAGGCCGCCATGTCCAATGCAACTTGCTGTTGATTGTTGATGCTATCTAAACCAAGAATACTTGCGCCTACATTTGCATCAAAACCAATATTTGCGCCTTGACCCGCATTAAAAGCACCACCAGACCAATATTTATTTGCACCAGTCAAATTTGTAATGGTTTGAATTTGACTTGTCAGGCTTGACAAAACATTCTTGTCAAGCTTTATGTTCAGGTTGGCATAGTTAACCAAATCCTCTGGTTTAGACGTTGGTGTAGGAGTTGGAGTTGGCGTTGGGGTGGGTGTCGGAGTAGGTGTCGGTGTCGGTAATAGTGTTGGGGTTGGGGTGGGAGTTGGTGTAACAACAGGAGTAACAACAGGCGTAGGTGTTGGAGTAACCAATGTATCAACTACAGTTGGTGTTGGTGTAGGTGTTGTAACAATCGATGTAGGCGTTGGTGTTGGTGTGGGAGTAGGGGTTTGAGTTCCAAACACACCCGTACCAAACACGTAATCCATCGTTGCATCATCTAAACTGTAGTAAGCCTGAACTTGAGCTGGAGTTAAACCTGCAACTTTAATGATGTTTGCTGTGCCAGCAAAATCTCCATTGAGCCATGCATTGGTAATTAGATCAAAAGCTGTGCCAGTAGTTGCTCCAGTTGTAGCCGATGTTGAGCCAGATGTGTCAGCAGTTCCAGTGGTAGCGGTTTCTAGGGCGCCAGTAGTAGATCCAGTAGTTGAGCCTGTAGTAGCGCCAGTGGTTAAACCTGTGGTAGAACTAGCTCCATCTGTGGCCTGAGTTAAAGCTCCCGTTGTTGAACCTGTGTTACCTGTAACTTGCGTTAGAGCGCCCGTTGAACCGTTGTTAAACGTGGTCTTGTCATCAAGGACTGTGTTTTTTCCTGAAGTTACAGCAGATAACCCAGATGCTGGTGTAGCGGTAAGCGCCCTAGCGGCGGCAACGTCTTCTTGACTAACACCATACTGAGCCATTGCATCAGCAATAGCTTGTTGGTCTGGGTTGTTGGCCAAAAAGCTGTTAATGTTTCCATAGTAAGCATCAAGACCAATTCCGCCCTCAGCGGTCGCGTACTTGTAAGCGTCAGATAATGCCATGTTCAGTTTACCGATGGGTTAACTGCGTTGACAAGAGCTTCAGCCCATTCTTGCCAGTCTTCGTAGATGAAGGGGCCGGGTATGCCCTCATTTGTAAACACATCTATCGCCTTCAGTCCAGACGCCCACTCCTGCCACTCTGTCGTTGCAGTTGGGATCTGTAGATTCTGGGCACCATATAGCTCCACCATGAGGCTCGCCCACGACTCAAACGTATGATACCGTGGGTCATAAACTAGTCCGACGTTCAGTGGATTAGTAGCCACGTACGTCTCCCATGTCCGCGTCAAGCAAGAGCTTACCAAGTTGGTAGTTTCCACCTGCCACGTTAGAGACAAATCTTAACCGAAGCTCTCGACGTTGTTCACGCAAGTCAATTTTGTTGGTGTTTGGCTCAAAGGGGTACGGCCCAGTCGTCTTGTCCTCGGACTGCGCAAATGGTCTACCAGTCACATACAGCTCCATCGTGCCAGACTGAATAAAGTCAGGCTCTAGGCGCTCAATGTGTAACCATCGATTGTCAGCTACTGGCGTTCCCTGAGCAGGGCCGCCCGAGACCCAACCAAGATCATTGGTCTCAAAGAACGATTCAATAGCCAACACGGTAGTGTTCTGCACTTCGTCTGTACCAACCTCATGTTGCCACAAGGACACAAAATTAACAACCTGATTGACGGTAATGATCAAACCAGACCCACCAGCAATCGTCGCAGACAAGGTGTTACCAACAACGTAGTTCACACCCTTGTTGTAGATTGTGACGGAGGTAACAGTTCCGCCAGCAACCACAATCGTAGCTGTAGCACCTGATCCACTTCCACCAGTCAGAGCTTTGTTTGTGTAAGTTCCGTTGGTGTAGGAAGATCCGCCAGCAGTCTTGGTGATATTGTTCACACCGCCCACAGCATTGGTTTCCCAAGATGAAGCAACTGGATAGTGGAAGACCTGAGAGAAGTAACCAGCAGAGCGACGAGCTCCTAGAGCCTCACCAGCGTCGTACCAAACATTCTCACGCACGTTAAAAATGATCGCGTCAGTGCACTCTGTAGCGTTACCACGAGGGTAGAACCACCAGATCTCACCAAAACGAGGAACCTTAGACACCCAAACCTTCTCTCTTTGAGCATAGTTCAGGTTGTCAAAAAAGTAGTTCTGGTTCATGGTGTTAGGAATTTCCTTTACAACACCGTTGTAGAGCAGGAATCGGTCAACACCACACCAATAATAAATGCCGTCATACTCAATCACAGACTGAGAAGACAGAATAGACGACTGAGAAGAGATCAAGTCATAGCGCCAGTACTGAGGAGGAGTTCCTGTACCACCGATAAATGACACGCGGATAAGGCTGTCAAGGCTCCAAAACAGCCCAGAAGGCGCGTTTGAGCCACCTCGGACTGGTAGCCCTTGGACAATCTTTCCAGTGGCTACAGAGACCTCATTTGCGTCTGCTGAGACCCAATCATTTAAGTTCCCTGCTGAACAGTTCTTGATCAGACCGTTATTTCCGTACACAAACACGTACGGATGGAGGGAAACAACACCACCAGAGACGGAAATGTTGTTGTTAAAAGTAATCGTAGACGCACCAGAAGTTGTTGCGGCGGCAGAAATTACCACATCTTGGATCTGACCAGCAGTAAAGACCAAACCAGTTGTGGTTCCAGCCGTAGTGGTGATCGCCGCACCGCCAGAAGAGGCGGACAGAGTAAAAGTTGTAGCGTAGTTCGTAGCAATGATGTAGTACGTCACGCCAGAGGTAATACCTGTAGCAGATCCACTCAAAGTACCAGATACAGCGACTGTTTGACCAATGTACAAGCCAGATGTTGAGGTGCAGGAGCACTGACCAGCAGTACCAGTCACAGCTACAGCATTTAAAACAGGCACTCTTAGGTTAGTTGAGACAATCGTAGCGCCAGAGGGAATACCAGTACCAGAGATAGATTGACCAGCACCGATTTGAGTATTTTGTGTTGACAAGTAAGCTGTCGTGGTACTGTTCAAGTACATAGAGGCTGTAAATACGCCAATAGCGGACAGGCTTGTGCCAGTGATGTCGCCACCCAAGACAGGGGTGTTGATGTTGTTGTCTATAAGGGAGAGATTTTGACCAGCGTGCGCTAACAGCAAATTGTTGCCAGATCCACTTACGTCATAGAACGTATCAAACTGCCACAGATTATTGTCAGACGAGGTGAAGTTTGACAGTGTCAGATCTGTAACGCCTGCACCCACTCCATTGTTGTCGATAGGAACAACCTGCAAGCCCTGAGAATGACCACTAAATACGTTGTTGAATCCTTGTTGAGGGTTGACGTATACGCCTCGGGACGGGCCTGACAGACCTGCCGTTATCTGTGTATAGCCACCAACCTTACGAGGGCGTCCGCGCTGGAACCTTACCCAACGACCGTCGGTGTAGAAGTCCATGTCAAAGACGGTGCCATCCCGCTGGATGCCCGGCTTCGTGTCGAGCGCAAAGACCTTCTTGGTCATTAGAAGGAGCCCCCAGTAATACCAGTGGTAAAGGTTCCAGTAGTCCCTGTAACAGTCCCAGCAATCGTCAAACCAGTTGCCGTTAATGTAGACCTTACAACACCCAAAATGGCGGTGTTAAATTGACCAGCACCAGCACGATACAAACCCGTAGTTGACTCAGCGGCGTAACTCAGCGCAGGAGCACCCACCGTTCCGTCATTCAAAGAGACAGTGGTGACAGAACCAGCTTGAGATGTGTTGGCATTGAAAAAGTTAGTTCCGTCGCAAGCCAAAGTTACCTGCTGACCAGAAGGAATGGTTACAGATGTCCCGACACCTGTTCCTACGGTAAACGTGTAGCTTCCAGCAGTCGTGGAGTTCTTGATCACGTACAAGTTCACCACAGGAGGGTAAACGATTGTCACGTTACCAGTCAAAGTTCCTGTATAGGTTTGAATGGTGTTTGTGGCTTCACTTGAAGTTAAAGTGTATGACCCTGTGGTCACCGCCTTAACCAAAGAGGTGTAAAAGAACTGGTTGCTCACACCGTAACCTACGGTCAGGTAGGTTGTACCAGTGCTGACAATGAAAGCAGACTCGTTAGGTGCAAAGGTCTTTGTAGACGATCCGTCAATGTTGTCAGAGGCGGAGATCACCATTGAGCCAGTTCCGCTGTTCTTAAACAACGTAAACCAATTGTTCCCCAAAGAAGAAGCGGATGGGAGTGTGTAAGTACCAGCTCCGCCGTCCCACACAGAGGTCTGAGCGCGATTGGTAACGCCAAAGGTTCCAGCATTAACCAAGGTCAAGGCTGGGTGGCTTTGGTTCAGCGTTGAGCCACTGGCAACTAAGCCATAACCAGCCAAGGTAGCGGCATCAGCAGAGGATGTTCCAGTGCCAAAAGCAATGTTGCCCCATGTGCCTGTAACCGTAGGGTTGGCTGTGATGTAGACGTACTTGGACTCACCAGCGGCAACAGAGATGATTGTGTTGGCGCCTGCGTAGTCTTTGACCGTAAACGTGTTAGATCCGACGTTGCGAATCAAAGCGTCATTACCTACGGAGCTTTGGTTGGCAGGGGGCATGTACAGGCTAAGGCCAGCAGTCGTGGCCGTAACCTGCATAATGCGAGCGGCAAAGTCGTCAGTAGCGTTGCCGTTGATTGGCCACTGCAATTGAGTGTTTGCTGTCAGCGTAACGGCACGATAAGAAACGTCCGTCGGTTGAACGACGTTGCCTGTGAATGGTGAGTTGTAGCTCATGTTTGTCCTTAACTGTCGTTAGCGATTGCTTGACGATCTCCAATACGCAACTTGTCCTCAGCGGTCAAGATGTCCATGATCAGCTTGTACTGAGCCTGCCACATAGGCACGCGATCATCGTTCTTGAGGAACGGCATGGCTTGAAGCAAAGACCCGTACAGCAGTGCTTGAGGGGCGTAGGTGGTAAACCAATTGGTCTGATTAGAGCTGTCCAAAGGTTGAACGCGCTCGTAGTACAAAACCTCAAAATTGTAAGCCGCGGCAGGGGTAGGCGCCACCATCCAATGGGTGTAGTCGTAGTCGCAGTAAAACTTAGGGACGTCCGTTGCCGCTGGATCTGGCCAGTATTCACGAAGGTACTCATACCTGCGATTAAAAACAGGAAAGCGCTCACCAGCTACGGTGATGTTCATAGAGACTGTTTTGTGCCATCGGGCTGGCTTATCAATGACGTTTTGATCAGCAGTCATTGTGCTGGTGTTGACCGTCAAATTGCCCAAAAACTTGATCTGAGAGGCAATAACCTGCTCAGCAAGCATGATAAAAAGGGGGATCTTGTCCAGCGTGGCGGCGTCTGTACGCTCCAAATAAGATTGGATGTTTTCGACCAAACTGTCATAGGTCATAACACTTGCGGTCGTCATGCGTTCACCTCGTAGATTCGTTGGGACATTTTAGTATGCCTTTTAACTTGTGACAAGGTTACTTGCGAGCAACCCCGTTGGACTTCTCGTATGACCTCATGGCGCCCAAACCGAGCATCCCAAGCATGACCTGCATGGTCAAGTTGCTGTCAATGACTGGGAATGAACCGTTGTACATGAAAATCGTGGTGGCTACAAAGCGGCAAATCGGCTCTATGAGCGCCGAATAAATGAAAGCAATGCCACAGCCCCACCCGATGAATGGACGCCACCCAGAGACGAAAAAGCTTGCGCTCTTGGCTTCCTCTTTGTTGACCTCGATCTGAGCCATGTCACCAGCCATATCCAGCTTCTTCTCTTCAAGATCAAGCTTTCGTTGCTCGATCTCCATCTCCATGCGCTCTTTGTCGGTGGTGATCAGGTCGCCTGCAACCTTACCCACGGCCTCAATGATGGAGCTAACGCCTAGTAAACTCATGCTAGACCTTTCAATGTACGGTTAAGCCAGCCCAGTAAGAACTTGGACTGCGCCCTGTTTTTGTTGCAAATTTCAGCATAACGCGCCATCTTTGCCAAAGCGTATGCCTGTTTGAACTGCTGTCCGTCAGTAACTGCGTTGAGCTTTTCGATGGTTTTGGCACCAATCCCGCCGTCAGGGGTGGCTCCAACGGTTAGTTGAGCCAGCTTAATAGCCATGCCCATGCCTGAATTGACACCAAAATTGAAGATGGTGTTTGCAATTTCTTGGTTTGTAATCTCATTACCACGCATCTTGTCCCAGAACTCTGTACGGTAAAACTCACGCACCATAGGCGTCAAGGAGCCGCCAAACTCTTTCTTATCGACAAGCGCCCAGCCATTCCATTGCGGGTTCTTGTTTCTAGCAATACCTGCATAGGTCATGCCGCCCGTGTCGCCGGGGACTTCGTGGAGGACGTAGCCGCCCTCGTCTGTAATCATTTGCTCAAAAGCAGGTTCAAACTGTGCCATGTTATTTAGCCATTTCAGTTGAAGCTAGGTTGATACGAGTTTTAACAGCGCCAAGGTCTTGTGGTTCTTTGGTAAACCCAACAGAGATATACCCCTCAAATGCACCCATTTCAGGTGGCACAGAGCCACGACAGATAAAGCCCACGCCCTGTTTCTCTTCCCACTCTGAGGTTTTTCCAGAGGCTACCAGCTTGTCGCAATAGACTTCACCATTCATCATGGCAATGACTGCGGAATTTCGAGCCACATCTTTGCCAAACAAGGTAGAGACATAACCATCAAGAGAAGTTTCACGTCCTTTAGAGCCATACGCAAAAAGCGTAGTCCTGCTGTTAACAGTCAGCACCACCTTGTGAACCAAGACAGTTTCGGCTTCCAAGTCTTTCTTCAAACGCTCTGCAACGTGCTCCAGCACCTTGATCTCTTTAAGCTGAGGCTGATGGCTTGAGTTTGTAATAGCGTTCAAAATGACTGTGCGAGAGTCCCAAGCAAAGTAGCCAGCGAAGAACAGGAACGACAACAAGATGACGGTGAACAGCTTGAAGGGATTGTCCACCCACTCGATCAGACCTATGACCTTGCCAATGGTGCTGTCGTCCTTTTTGACTTCAGGTTTTGGAGAAGGAGCGGCAATTACCTCTACCTTGGGTTTGGCAATCCTGCGCTTTACAGGAGCTACCTTAGCTGGGGCTTTTTTTGTGACCATGTTCAAACCAATATGTCCAATTTGCGGTTGGTAAAAATCTCAAGGCTCAGTTGATTTCGTTCTGCCTTCTTTACATACAACTGAAACTCAAGATCATCAATTTTGTCATCCATCTTCTTCATCTTCAACGCTTGCTTGTAGTCTTCAGTCAACTTCTCAGCCCTGCGCTCAAGCGTGTCTGTCTTGGTTGGGTATCCCTCTGGCTGAACCATTGGATACCATTTGTACAGGGGTGGGATCATTTCTTTTCACGTTGCTCCGCATCTTTGTATCCATGTACAACCTTGGCTCTAAGCCATGTGGAATCTGCTGACCCCGCCCACTCGGACAGGTTGTTCCAGATAACCAAATAGTCTGAAGCCTTGCAGTGCTGGGCATTCTGATCTAGCCACGCCATCATCTGTTTGTGCCGCTCGGTCGGATCGTGGATTGTGTAGCCTATCCCATAGAACTCGCGCACATGACAGCCACTCTTGGCTACGGCTCCAACTAGCCCCAACAGCAGTAACAGCAAGAACCAGCGCATTTACCATATCCCAGCCCATGCAATCATGTAAGTGCAAAACGCCACAAAGAAAAGAATTGAGATGGCGGCTACGATAGCTTCCATCCAATCCCACATGCTATAGCCCCAAAACCTTTTTGACAAGCTCTCCTGCGACGCCGGGGCCGAACAGGACGCACACAATCACCCCATACAAGAGGTACTCAATCTTCGTCATGCGTTTGTCCCCATCACGCAAAGAGCGATCAATGCTGTTGTATCGTTCCGTGCATATGGCTTCATGCACGGCTAGTTTTGTTTCTACTGAGTCCATGTTTATCCGTTAGGGAATGCCGCAGTGGGCGCTGTGAAGTTAGCCGTATAGCGCCCATATTTTGTAATTCTTAATTCATCTATGTAGCCCGGCATAACCTCACCAGTTGAATGTACTGCTGTT